TAACATTATGAAATCTATAACATCTCCTGTTGCTAGATTAGATGCAAAAGTAATTGTTGAACCTGATACTGTAAATGATGAGTTCGGTTTCTGTAATATTCCGTTCAGACTGACCAGCATGTGATTCGCACTTTCTGGCACTACATTAGTTGATGATACTTGCATTGTGTAAGCCGCTTGACCATTGACTACACTAATTGCATCACAAACTTGAAAATTTCCTACTGCTGGTTCTTTTCCTATATATGCCATAAATTATCCTATGTATCTGCTAATCTTAAAAATAATGCACCTGTAAGAGTAGCAGTTGATGAACCATAAATTAAACTACTATTAGCATTACTATCATAAATAAATTTAACTTTATGTGTTGATGTATTTGTCACATCAAAAATATAATGACCATAACAACCCCATGAACCATCTTGTGAGCCACCATAAATTTGAACTGCAGTAGCATAAGATGAATTGTTAGATGTTGTTTGAATATCCATAAATTGTGCAGAATCATTTGTATCTGCTTCTCCACTTGCTTGAAAATTTATTAAATACATTCCTGTTGATGGAAAAGTAAAAATTCCTGAACTTTGTGACATATTTGAAGAACTATAACCAGCATCAGTATTATCAACTCTTTCCCAATTTGAATCAAAAGTTCCACTATCAGATGTCACATGAGCAGTTATTCGCCATTGGTCAAATACTTCTATTCCACCACCACCTATTAAACTTGCATCAATTCTTTTAAGAGTACCAGCATCACTAATTAAAAGTTCATCTGTATCTGCTGGTGCAGTTGCTAATTCTGTTTCTGCTGAAATTAGATCTGCATTTATTTTTGCATTTGTAACTGATGTATCTGCAAGTTTATCAGTTGATATAATTCCATCTGTAATATCAGAACTTGTTAAAGGTGCTGGTGTTGGAGTTTTGCCAATATAAGCCATTTAATCTCCTATGTTATTTCTAAAACTGATAAAGAACCTGATAGTTTATCTGCTACTGAACAATCTATTCTAATTGCATCTCCAGCTTCCATAACAACTTTACCGCCTGTTAAAAGTTCTAATGTCGAGCCATTTGGAATACTAACATCTTTTACTAAAAAAGAAGTTCCATTTGTTACATTGTTTGCACCACCTCTATTTGCTGTTGTAGATACTAATTCTACTTCTGTTGTGACTGATGTTGAATGAATGTTAGTAAGCATTAAACCAATTATAACTGTAGTTGTTGATGTAGCTGTCGTATAGACAACGTAAGGTGTTCCAGCACTAGCTGGTTCTGCCGCAAAATTAATTTGTTTAAAAGTGTTTGCCATTTATTCTCCTATCCTAATGCCAAAGCTAATGGTAAAGCATTTGGATCTGCTTCTGTTATTGTTCCTGTAACTGACATATTACTTGTTATTGCATTTGAAGATATATCAATTTCAAATAATTCTACATTGTCAGAGCCATCATTAATTTTTACTTTCAATTTTCCTGATGTTCCATTATCTACCCAGATAGTTCCTGTTGCTACTGATCCTGGAGCTGAACTACCTATATGTGCAGTATTTAAAGCACCTAAAATAGAATTGAGTTCAGATCTAAAAGTTCCGAATGCTTGGTTCGCTAGAGATACATCTGTTACTTGTGACATAAGTTTTTATACTCCTTTTTGATTAATTTTTCAAGCCTACACCTCTAGCTTGGAAATCAAAAGTTTTGTTAATAATACTATTACTACTATTTTTAAATACAATGTCAAAGCCTAGTTTTGATTTGTTGCTTATGACAAAGAAATCCCCAGAAGAGAGGTCCTGTCCTGTTACAGTAATATTTGGTATTTGGAAAAAACCATTTGTAAAAGTTACTGATTTTGTTCCTGTACCAGAAGCTACATCATCTCCTGTTTCGGTTCTTTTTTCTAAAACTAATCTAGCTTTCAATCCTGTTATAAAAGGTCTAGCATTATTATTAGCAGAAGATAATACAGTCCTAAATTTAAAAAATCTACCTTTAAAAGTTCCTTGTTGAGCTACTGTCGTAAAAGTAGAAATATTCGATAATGCTGTATCGTCTGCTCCTATTTGTATTATTGCGTTATTATTAGTTGGTGCATTACCATCGAATGGAGCTTTTGCAGAATCAAAGAGAGAAGCACCTCGACCTGAATCAAATAAATCATAAGGGTCATCAGATTCCATAGTCAGCTCTACTTGGAAAGTTGCATCATAAATGGCATCTAAAGAAAAAGTATTTGCAAAAACATAATTTCCAGAGCTTGTTATATTATTTGCTAAACCGCCTGTATCAAAGAAAAAACCACTACTGTCTGCATCGTCAAAATTTCCAGACCTCGCATCAAAAAGTGTTATCGTATCTAAAGTTACTGCTGGATTATTATTTTTATCTTCACCTTTAAAAGTATTTGTAAAAGTTCCAGAAAATGCTGTTTCCTCTTGTATTGATGAAATATCTTCAAATGATTGTAAAGTAATAACACTTGAAGTTATTATAGCTGGATTTGCTGATTCATTGCCAAGTTTATCTACAGCTTTAATATATAAATTAAATGGTGGTTTGAGTGCATTCACAATTACACTATTAGATTTTCTTCTTGGTACTTGTACCAGAGGCGATGTATTAAACCATTCAGTTGAACCAGAACCTATTGAATATCTTATCTCATAAAACTCAATATCTAAATCATCTACAGCAGTCCAATTTAAAGACATTTGATTTGAACCTACCATTGAAATATTAAAATCTGAAACATCTGACGGAGTGTCTGTTGCACCAATTACAAGACGTGTTGAAGATATAAATGTTGACCTAACGTTTAAAGCATTTTTTGCACGTACTCTGACTTGATATGTAGCACCATCAATAACATTTAGAACCTGATAATCTAAAGTTTTGCCCTCTCCAACTAATTTAAAATCATCTGTAACTGCATTACCATCTTTATCTAAAGTTTGTTTTACTTGTACTTCATAACCCTCTACAAATCTATCTGGTGAAGCTCCTACTGTTATCAATAATCTTGTTATTACTGTACCATCAGAATATTCAATCATATCATCATCTAAAGTTAATGATGATGGTGGTGAAATAGAAAAAGGGTTTGGCAAGTTTGTTGTTGGAATATTCGGTTGTACTATTTTAGAAGCCCATGAATAAATGCTGTCTTGATGTTCTATTAAAGCTAATCCCATAGTGTAATCTTGATTAAATGTTGCTCCCATTACACGAAATGCTTTAGCTGAGAATCCGAGTGAGCTGTGGGTAATATTAACGATATCTCCAATGGCTAAGTCATATGCTTTAGCACTTGCATTAATTGTTATTCTTTTTCCTTGTCTAGAACGTCTTAAAATAATCTCAGCCATCTCTTCTGCTTGGTACGGACTAGTTATTGTTTTGAAGTCAAATTTTCCCTCTAACAAAAACCCACCATCTACTGTTTTCATTGTTGCATGTTTATCTGCGGTTGCAATACTTGACTCATCAATCGGAGGAAATTGGACCTGATCTACTTGGAAATTACGATCTGGATTTATAAATGATGCAATAACTCTATTATATTTATTATTTTTATTTTCACTTTCTAATTTTATACCACCAAATATATCATCTTCTGTTAATGTTATACTTGCTGATCCTGTTGTTTCTATTATTAATTTATACTTACCACTTGAATAAGGTAAAAATCCTCTACATCCTTGTATTAACTCTCTAACATTCTCAATAACTTTTTTTGATGTATCTAGTACAGCATTCGTATCAAATATGTTTATATCACTTGCACCGCTATATGGTGTTACTTGTGTTATACAAACTTGTGAAGCATCACGAAAACTTTGTAGATCAATATTTGCTGTTGGTATTCCTTTACCATATCTTTCATTTCTTAAAAAATCTAAAATACAAAAAGCTGGGTTAGTCGAATATGTAGGACTTGATTCTACTAATGATGAATTTAAAGTAACTATTTTCTTTCCTTTTATTTTAGCTTGTAATTTAGGTATGCTAGAAAATGCATCTTGATTCCATGTAAAACGTGCTGCCAAGTATGCTATCCCAGAAAGTTTATGATTAGATGTCCAGCTAGATAGAGTTGATAACAAACTTGAAGCTGATTGACCATCTGAACCAAAGAAAGCCTGTAGTTTGATTAAAGATTCAGCACTTGAACCCTCTACGTTTGGATCTGCTTTAAAGAAATTAGAATCACTTGAAGCAACATCTCTTTCAGTACCATCTGTTAAAGCACCATCAAAAGTAACTACCTTATCATCTACTCTTATTTCTTCTATTGAGTTTATTTCACCCTCACACATAACAAGAGCTACGTATAAGTAACGATTATCTGTTCCACTAGTTTCTATAAATATCCTCGTGCCACCGAGTAATCTTTCTCCATAGCAAATAGGTATTGAAGCATCGTTTGATTGTTTATTTACGAGGATACCTTTTTCAAATTGATCAAAATCACTATCTCCAAAGTCTGGTATTTCTGGTATATCTATTAACCACCCTATTGCCTTTTCGACAATATCCATAACAAAATCTATCGCATCATCTATAATGTCTATTGGATTTGGACACATAATTATAACCTTTTATTAAATACATTTCCTACTGTATCAAACTTTAGAAAATTGTATAATTTTTTTACTTTTTCAATTCTGACACCAACACTAGAAGCTGGTCTAAATTCTATTGCACCTTTACATTTAGCCCATTCCTCAGATTTTTTTATAAGTTTTATTGGTAACATTATACTACCTCTTTTGTTTGGTTTAATAAATAAACCTAAATCAAAACAAAAAATTTCATTACTAAAAAAATATTTAGATAGCATTATAACCATAGCTCCTATTATTTCATTATTTTCTAATGCAATAAATCCTGTACCTTTGAAATCATTCTTTAAAAGATAGTCAAATTGTTTTTGTAATCTTTCTTCGCTAAAAGGAATATCTTTAAATTTACTTTCAGACCACATAATCTCACAAAGTTTTATTAAAGGTTTTACATCTTCTTTTTTCCAAGTTCTTATTTCCATTACTCTCTACCCCATTTAATATCTTGTACTGTTAATGCTGAAAACTCCATACCTACATCTGTTGAAAAAAATTTTTGTTGTGAGTTTGGATTAGTTTTTCTTCCATTTACTTTATCGAAATCTGCCCAATGTGATACTATTGTGTATATTATATCTGTTTCCTCTTCTGTTTCTGTAATTTCAAATTTATCAATGTGTCCATCATAAAGTAAAAACGGATCAGCAATAAGTGCATTATTATCATCTAACATACCTCTAAATACTTTTACTGAATCATTAATAACATTTTCATTTAAAGTTATTGATAAAAAAGACTGATTAACACCAGATATACCAAGTCTTAAAGATGATTTAGTTATACCAACTTCTTCAGTAAACTGTGATACACCTTGTAAAAATCCTGTTGAGGTATAGGTAACTGAACTACCAGAAACAGAACTAGTTAAATTAAAAGAGCAATCAGTAATATTTTGAGGTGTAGAAAAACCAAAAGTAATCAAATGTACTGGTCTTAATACATTTGTTGCTAATTCATTCTTTAGAGCTGTCGTTAAGTTTCTCGTCATATATCTCGTAAGTTGTTCTATTTATTTTCTCACTACCTTTTATCATAACAAAACTAAAACTTCCATCAGGGATATTATGCTTACCTAAATCATTTGTTTTAGTATTTATCTCTGTTTCATCTACAACTTTTTCAGCTATTACATCAACATTTATCCAATGTCTTACCAGATATTTTGCCATTATAGAGCTTCTTCGACATCTAATTCAAATTTGTATAAAACATTTCCATCTTTATCTGCACCTATTTGACCAAACTCTTGCATATCATTAATTAAATAAACTGTGAAAGGTACATTGTTATAAGTTACAGCTTCATCATCTGCTAAAGCATTTCTTAATGGTGGTTCGATAGTTATTGTACTTGCGTTAGATGAACTTGTTACATCTGCTACAATCATATAAACCTTATCATGCGAAGCAAATTTTATTAGATCACCACTTTTAAATCTTCCAGCTCCATCTCCAGCATGTCCATCAATATCTATTGTTGTATCACCAGCAGTATGTGAACCATTAACTAATATAGTTCCTGTTTCATTTCCTCTTGTTGAAGATATTTCTGGTGGAACGATTGTGAAATTTTCTTTTCCTGATCTTTGTTTAATTATGAAAGCCATAAGCTCTCCATATATATCTGATCTTTTTCCTGTAATTATATCTGCTGTAAATGCAAATTTTTGACCATCTAATTGTCTTGAAAATTTTTTACCACTTGCAGATTTAGATATCAAAGTTTTTTGATTACTTTTAATTGTTGCTACTCTGAAAGCCGCAGTTGATATTGGAAACGCACCTGACATTATATGATCGCCTCTCTTCCTCTTTCATTAACAGATTCATTTATTATTCTAGAAATAGTTCCACGTCTTTGTACTAATAGTTGGTCGAATGATCTTGCGTCAACAGTAGTAATATTAAAATTCACATTAACAGGTCCACTGCCTGTACCTCTTGCACTTTGTGTAATTTGTCCTGTTGAGTTTGGTACGAAAAGCTCAGGTCCTCTTTCTCCTACAATAATTGGTTTTCCTTTTGATACTGCACCACCTTTATGAAAGAAAGGTAGTCCACCACCTCCACCACCCATAGCCATTAGAATTGCTTGTAATGCTATTTGTCTTTTTAATGATCTCTCAATGTTATGGTTGGTTGTCAATTCATCTTTTTTAAATTTATTTAATATTTTTTGCTGAATAATAAACTGAATAAAAGTTGCTAATACTTCAATTAATATTCTTTGAGCTATTTGTTTCATAGTATTTTCTAAATCTTTTCCTAAAACTATTGATTCAGCAAGACCTCTAGAAAAACTTTTGATTCCACCTACTATACCTTTTGCAATAGTTTGATTTAAACTTTCTACATCTTTTTTTATTATATCTAAAACACCCTCTGCAATTTTATCTAGCTCTATACCTAAATTTTTTGTTTCTTCTGTTGATCCTTTTAGTTTATTTAAAAGTTCTTCGACTTGTTTTTTTGATATTAATGCTTTTGCTTCTAGTGAATTTAAAAATACTTTTAATTTTCCTATTGAGGAATCTAACTCTTTATTAGCTCCCATTGTTTCATCTTTTAAATCTTTCATAGGAGTTTTTAATTTTTCTGCGGCTTTCCTAAAGTCCTCTATTACTTTTCTTCCATTTTTTACTCTTTCTGGAAATATTTTAAAAAAATCTAAAGCATCTACTAATTTCTCTAAAAAGAATGCATAAGCATTACTTAAATCTCCTAAGAATCCTCTTAGACTATCAAAAACACCACCTATTAATAATAATATACCTTTTCCTAATCTTCCTAACATTAAAAAGCCAATTAAACCAAAAGTTTGTACTCCAGATGGTAATGATTTGAAAACATCAAATAAATTTAATACTGCACTACCAACAAAACTAAATACTGGTTTTATTGCCTGTATGATTGTAGCTGAACCTATAATAATTCCTTTTGTTGCTGATATTAAACTAGCACTTAATTTAGCTCCAAACTCTGCTAGTAGTCCTTCGTTTTGCTCTATCAATTTATTTACCTCGACTAAACCTTGTTTGACAAAATCAAAAAATCCAGCTTGTCCTGTTTCTAATCTAAATTTAAATAATTTATCTGATAACATCGAGAGAGTACCAGCAAAAGTTGTTGACAATACTTCTGTTGCTTTTTCAAACTCTCCACCCTCTCCAAAAAGTTCTCTAAATCTTTTTTTTGTTTCTTCTATTGTTACTACTGCTCCAGCTTGGAAACCTAATAAAGCTCTTACACCCCTCTCTCTAAAAAGGTCAGCCGCACCAATACCAGATGAAAATGATCTTTGAATTTGTTCTGCTGTTGTTCTAAAATCTAATCCTGTAACCGAAGCTATGTTTCCTGTAAGTTTTAATATTTCGTTAAGCTCGTCTGCATTTTTTGTAACTACTGCAAGATTACCAGCACCAGCCTGTATTTCTTCTAACGTAAAAGGAACTTTAGAAGCAAAATCAATTAAACCTTTAAATGCTTTATCACCCTCTTTGACACCTTTAAATAAAAATGCAAATCTTAATCTTAATTGTTCTACGTTTGATCCAACATCTAAAATTGATTTAACAACTAAACCACCACCAATACCAACTAATGCAGATTGAACTGAAAAAACAGCACTTTTTAAATTTGCTAATCCTGATCTAACACCAGCGAAAGCCTGTCTAGTTTTATCTTTTGCTAGAATGTTAAGTACTAAATTTTGTGCCATCGTTACCTTACTTTATTGGTTTGTGCATTGTGTTCATCATTTTCTAATGAAATATATGCTAACCAATGATTATATTCCCACTCTTCCATTTGTAAAAGAGTAGTTAGGGATATTTTTAACCTATCAGCGACAATAAGTAAATTTCTAATTTGAGGATCAAATTTTAGTTTTTTTTTACTTCATCAGGAGAAACTACTTGAATCATAGCAGTTGCTATCCGAGATAATACATCTGAATCTACCTTAGTTAGTAAATCCATTTTATCTTCTAGTTTAAAAATCTTTTTTCCATCTTTGTCTAAAGACTTCATAACTACAATGTCAGCTAATATGCTAACGTCTGTCATGTTATCAGATTTTTTAAATAGTTTATTTTTCTCGTACAGATTAATAGGATTCCAAAATAAAACAGTAGGTTTACCATCTTCGTCTTTCCATTCTGGAACTTCGATAGATTGTACTCCAATATTCTCAAAATGAGATTTGGCTCTGTCTAATATTGACATAAATTATTATTCAGTTCCTATTGTTAAAGCACCTGTTCCTTGAAAAGTAACTGATCTTGTAACGATTCCATCTAAAGGCTGTGATACAGACATTCCTGTAATAACACTTGTACCCTCAAATTTTCTGTCGCCTGTTTGACTTCCCTCTGGTAATAATTTAAAAGTTATACTTGATCCAGCAGTTAATTGTGTTTGAACACTATCTGCTTCGTCAAAGTGCATTTCTAAACTTCCAGAAAAAGATGTTCTACCAGCAATAAAAGTTTTTGCGGCATCAGCCATTTTTGTACTTTCAACAACATCTCCTGTAGTTTCTAAAGTGAATGAAACAAGTTCGCCAACTGCTGAACCACCTACTGTTACTTCACCCTCTTTACCATGATGTACTGCCATATTTTTCTCCTTGTAATTAATTATTTATATTAGTTTTCTTCTTCTTCGTCAATATCTTCATCTTCATCATCTTCAAAAGTTTGTTCTTCTTCATCTTCCCATTCTTCGTCAGATTGATTATCTTCTGCTTCTTCTACCAAATCTTTTACTTCTTCGCAAAGCAAACTTTCTTTATCGTGAAGTTTTTCTATCTCATTTATCTTCTTTTTGATTTTATCAAGTATTTTTTGTAATTTCATGATCTATCCTATGGTGTTGCCGCTTGGTGTTCATATATCACACGGACTGTTATAAGTACAGCTCCGTAAGGAAATAAACTACCAGCATCTGTCTCAATAGAGATTACTTCTGTATCTAGTGCATTTCCATTTCTCGTAATATCAGATTCAAGTGCAGTTTCGATAGCAGAAGCCAAATTATTTCTAGCTGTATCGATGTTACTTTCACTACCTTTAACGAATCCTGTTATTCCAAATTCTATTGTACATATCCTTGTTTTAGCACCGCTACCTATTTCTTGATCTTCTTTTGTTTCCTCTATTGTTTGAATCAGTACTGCTGGATATTGTGCTTGGGATAATTCATCTAGTTCAAATGGTTGTCTTGTTACTTTTTTAACACTTGGACTAGATATGTTACCTATCACAGTAACTAAATTCGATGCAATGTCTTCTCTTGTACTCATATTCCTAATCTTCTAATTTCTTTTTTTAAAAAATTTTCATAGGTCCTTTGTATAACTTTTTCTGTCTTTTTGTTAAAACCAAAAAATTTTCTTTTAGGTAAGTTACCCATACCTTTTTGATGGAATAGTCCTTTAGTAGCTTCTCTTTGTGATCTAAAAAAAACTTGGGCTTTATTTCTTGATACGACTTTTGAAGAAATACTTTGTAACATTTTATTTGTATCTTCTAAATCTACTGTCGTTTTACCTTTTAATTCTGCATAAGCTGGAGAATATCCTACAAACTTTTTACCATCTTGATCTTTTCCTAATTCAGTTCTTTTTACAATGATTGTTTTTAATTGTTCACCAGCTTGATCTAAACCTTGTTGTATTATTCTTGGAAATCTATGTAAAAATTTAACGTAACGTGCTTGAACTTTTCTAACATTTGAAGTTACTTTTAATTCTAAAGCCATTATCTATTTAATCTTCGATAACCATGTAAAGGTTCTCTTTCATTAGAAACTATAGTTCCGTCTGCTGTTGAATCGTATTCTACACCATCTTCAAGTATTGATCTGAATTCTTTGTTATATTCTCCCATGTAATATTCAGCCATTCTTTCAAATCTATCTTTATCTGCTTCTGGTCTAAATTTAGTTAATGCTGGTAAATAGAATCTTCCAAGAAATAAATAGACACCAGCTCTTTCAAACTGATCTAGATTTACTTTTGTGTTTTCCATCTCTACTGTATTTAAAACTGTAATATCTGTATAAACATTTGTTTTATAAGTTGGAAACCAACGTATTCTTAACTCTCTTAAAATATCATTAGTTGTTTGTGCTAAAAAGTTTGTTGTTTCAGTAGCAGTAGTAGAAATACCAAAATCAAAAGCATCAGGCTGATATTTTAAAACATCAGATGTAGTAATAACATTAGCTCCTGTAAAATTTGCCATTATCTAACACCCATTATCCAATTAAATATTTTCTTAATCTTTTTTTTTAGTTTTTTTAACATTTTTTTTTCTCTTTGGTTTAAGTTGCACAACTTTAGAAGCTATATCTTTTACTGTTGCTTTTTTAATTTCTTTCTTAACACCATCAACAGGAAAGAAACCATTTCTCTCAAAATGACCTATATTAGCTTCATAATATTTTTTCTCTTTAACGATTATTTTTTTTCCATTTGTTAATCTTATATCCATAATCTTCTCCTTATTAAATGTGAGGGCAGTTTCCCACCCTCACAAAGTATCCAATTATTATTGGATTGATGAGTCAGATTCGATCTCACAACCATTAGTGTCGTTTAACTCTCCAACACCATATACTGCAGTTGCTACAATTTCGTCAGCTCTTAAACTTGCATCTCTTTGAGTTTCGATTTTCAAGTCTTGCATCATTGCTAATCCTAATGCATCAGGGTGGAATACAGCACCTTTGTAATCTCCTGTAGTACCTGGATTATTTCCTGATGAGTCAGCCATATTTGAAGTTTCAAATATATTTACTCCAGCGATTTGACCTACTAAACTTGATCTTAAAATCTCATTACCAACACCTGGATTAGGGTTAGCAAATGTATTTGTAAGACCAGATTTTAGATCGAATGCTACTTGCGGATGTATTACCGCAGATAGGTTATCACCTGGAACTGCATTAGCTCTTAGTTTTGCTACTGCTTGGAATATTAACGATGCTGACATCGCAGTTGAAGCTGATCCAACAGTAGTTGAAAAACCACCGAACAAAGCTGTTAAGTCTGTGTCTATTTTTTTTGCAATAGCTTCTCCAAATAATCTTCCAATATCTGCCGCTACGTTTCTAGGTGCAGAATTTCTTCCTAGATCAGTTAGAGTTGTCATTATCCCATGCTCTGAACAAGTAATTGTTTTTGATGTTGGGTCTATTGCTGTGTT